AACCCTTCTTTTTCGCAAATTGCTCGAAAGAATTATTATAAACGGCAAAACCGCTTTTTTTGGTATAATTCCGCAGGAGGAGTAAGGTTATCAAGAACGGCTAAAAGGACATAGTCCCTATAGGCTTCAAGATGACCATCCACTTTGCGTGAATAACCAATAGTAGCAGAATTAGAAGGTTGAGAAAACACCTTACTCGCAAGAGAAGGAGGTTTTGATTCTTCTAAAAATCGTTTTACAAACGGGCGCCAATCCTCCCTTTCAGGAGGGGGGTCCGCAGTTAAACGTTCTTTAAACTCAGAAAATAATTTCGAGTTTAACTCTGGATCTTTCAAAGGAGGAGGTAAGCTTCTTCCTATATAGGAAAATTGAAGCGATTCCTTATCCGACATCCAAGAGATCAAAGGACACTTTGATTTTGGTCGTCCAAAATAGAATTCTCTAGCATTAAATGCCAGTTCTTTCAATTGGGCGGCCACTTCAAATGGGTCTTTGATTAAAGCAATCTTCATCCTCCCAAAAAAGCTTAAAGCAGAATTAGGAGGACAACGATTGTTTCGCCTGTTGAACTGAAAAGCTAAAGCTACAGCATCAAAACAGGTTCTAATAGATTCTAGATATGTCATTCTACGACGTAACCAGAAGAACCCTTGCATAGAAGCAAAGGTGAGGACAGTTTCTTCATCCACAACTTGTGAAAGATGAAACCGTAAGCCTCGATCTTTACCAATAATGGTATCGACCTCTTCAAAGGTTTTGTTGTAGCATAACGCTAGAACTATTATCAAATAGCGATTAAACCTATAAATAGGCCTAATTCTATTTATTAACACTCGTAAAGGGATATATTTTCTCTTACGAATATTAATAGGCTCAATAAAATGAGCAAGAGACGGAAAATCCTCAGACACACGCCTAGGATTGACTGACTGACTTAGCCATTTCCGAATACGAGCAGGAGGAGGTATGATGAAACACCATGCCTTCCCTACTAATTGGGAACGAC